AGCTTGAGGCAGGTTTGCTCTCAAGTCCCAAATGGACTGACGTCAAAGTTCAAGGCGGACAGACTAGAAAAGTTGATGATGTTTATACTCAGCTTATCGTGATGAAAGAGGCTATAGAACAGGATACTAAAGAGGTTATCAATAGGAAACTTGAACTAGGTAGAATGATCAACAAGCTTAAAAATCCAAAACATAGAACTATTTTGAGAAAGACCTACATCAATAAGATGTACGTTGATGACATCTGTGACAGCATGGGGGGCATGAGTTCCCCTACTTACTATCGTTTGAAGAAACAAGCAGTAAAGGAGCTTGATAGTATTCTTTCAGAATTGATAGTAAATGATAGTAACTGTACAGGCATGAAGTCTAAAATCTGTTAAAATGGTAGTATCAAGAAATAAAGCAAAGGCACCTTAGGTAATGACCTAGAAAAGCTTCTGAAAAACTGCTGGCTTGGGTTACCAGTGGCGATAGAGTAGGATGTTTTAATATCGCAAAAAAGACTACACAAAATAAAAAAAGAAAGTAATTTCTAATTAACACGCAAGTCTGTAGTCTACTTGCAGTAGGAACATAGCTCAAGTGGTAGAGCGATAGATTTTTAATCTATTGGTTGCAGGTTCGAGCCCTGTTGTTCCCGTTGTATCTCTGTGAGTAGCTATCACAATAGGGGTACAGGGCGGTAATTAGATTTAGGCTAATTAACCTGTAGGACAGAGATAAAGTAGCGCTATATAAGGCTCTGGTGGGGGAGGCACCCACTTACCGCATACAGTCACTCTTTGAGTGGCTTTTTTATATTTCAAAACAAATAAACAGCAGGAGGTTTAGGCTTGGGTAGAGCAAGAGACCCCAACCGAGACAAAGCATTTGAAATCTATTCAGAAAGCAATGGAAACATTGAACTGATTGAGATTGCTGAGCGTTTGGGTGTTTCAGCTGGCACTGTCCGAGGTTGGAAAAGTAAAGACAAATGGGAACCTAAAATAAAAGGAACGTTCCAAAAGAAAAATACGGAACGCTCCAAAAATCCAAGGGGCGCTCCTAAGGGTAGTAAGAACGCTTTAGGGCATGGAGCACCTAAGGGGAATACTAATGCCCTCAAACATGGACTGTTTGCTAAGTATTTGCCTCAAGAGGTATATGAGATAGCGCAAGAGCTTTCGGAAAAACAGCCTATAGATATACTCTGGGAAAATATCACGCTGACCTATGCTAATTTACTACATGCTCAGCGTATTCTTTACGTTCAGGATGTTGATGATACTACAAGCGTACTTATAGCTACCACGGCAAAAGGTGGAGCAAGCTATGAAATTCATACATCATGGGATAAGCAAGGCAAGGCGTTAGCTGCAATGGCAAGGGCCCAGTCAGAGCTTAAAAGCATGATTAAGACCTACGACGAGCTCACACGCTCCCCTCTCGTTACTGAGGAGCAGCGCTTGAGGATTGATAACCTCAAAGCTCAGCTAGGCTCTAATGATGATGACGACACAGTCATTACTGGATTTACATTTGATAGGAGTGAGTATAATGGCAATACTGAACCTAGCGAAACTGATTAACCCAGTATTTGACGAAGTCCTCTATACACCCAAGAGCCACATAGTGCTCAAGGGTGGCCGTGCCTCTACTAAGTCCTCTGTAGTATCCATTGACCTTGTAAATGACTTTATCAACGATCCTAACGGGAATGTGGTAGTCTTACGCAAAGTAGGGAAATACTTGAGGATGTCAGTGTATGAACAGATAAGATGGGCCATCTATGAGATGGGGCTAGCTAATCAGTTCAAATTTGGGAAATCACCCTTACAGATTACACACAAGAAAACAGGTACAGCCTTTTATTTTTACGGCGTAGACGATCCAATGAAACTCAAATCCCAAAAAATAGCCAAAGGCTATGTAATGGCCGTATGGTTTGAGGAATTGGCTGAGTTCGCAGGTCGTGAAGACATTGATATAGTTGAGGATACTTTCATCCGTCAAGAGCTGCCAAACGGCAAAGAGGTTAAGGTCTATTTCACATACAACCCTCCAAGGAATCCCTATGATTGGATTAATGAGTGGGTAGCTGAGAAAGCTAGTGACCCTACTTACATGATACATCACAGCACCTACCTTGATGACAAGTTAGGTTTTTTGTCTAAGCAGATGAAAGACAAGATAGAACGCTACAAGGAGACAGACCCTGACTATTACCGTTGGATGTATCTAGGCGAGGTAATCGGCTTAGGTAATCATGTTTATAACATGAGCTATTTTAAACCACTAGAAAGCCTCCCAGACAACGACAAAGTGATAGGTATATCATTTGCCCTGGATACAGGACACCAGCAATCAGCGACAGCCTGTGGAGCTTATGGGCTAACTGCCAAGGGTAATGTTATCTTGCTTGATACGTTTTACTACAGCCCAGCTGGCAAGACCATCAAAAAGGCCCCTAGTGAGCTCTCTGTGATGATCCATGACTTTATAGACAAGGTCATGAAGACCTACAGAGTGCCTAAACTCAAGATGACTATTGATAGTGCTGAGGGAGCTTTGCGTAACCAGTATTTCAAAGACTACGGCGAGCGCTGGCACCCAGTAGCCAAGAAGAAAAATCAGACTATGATTGATATGGTTATCAGTCTACTAGCTGAGGGGCGTTTCTACTACCTTGACATCCCTAATAACAGGGTATTTGTAGAGGAGCATAAGATGTACCGCTATGATGACAAGTCACTCAATACTGATGATCCAAAAGTCATCAAGGAAGATGACCACACGGTGGACGAGTTCAAGTATTTTGTCCTGGACAACGCTAGAGAGTTAAGACTAAAAGCCTAAAGGAGCCAATAATGGGAATAGTACAGACTATCAAGAATTTTTTCACAAGGAGCAAGTATGTGATGACAACACAGAACTTAACGAATATCACTGATCACCCTAAAATAGCAGTGTCATCCACAGAGTATGACCGCATTAGGGAAAATCTCAAGTATTATGCAGGACATTATCCACAAATTGAGTACACTGACAGCAATGGCACACCTCAAAAGCGAGCTTTCAACCATCTGCCTATTGGACGTACAGCAGCCAAGAAGATTGCAAGCCTAGTGTTTAATGAGCAGGCTGAAATCAAGCTAGATGATAAGGACGCTAACAAATTCATTCAGAAACAGCTACAGGATGATAGATTTGTTAAGAATTTTGAGCGTTACCTGGAAAGTGGTTTGGCGCTTGGTGGATTGGCTATGAGGCCATACGTTGACAGAGACAAGGTAAGAGTCTCTTTCATTCAGGCACCTGTCTTTTTGCCTTTGCAAAGTAACACGCAGGACGTCTCTAGTGCTGCTATTATCACTAAGACAATCAAGTCAGAGGGTAACAAGCAGAAGTTTTACACGCTGATTGAGCTACACGAATGGGGCAAGGATGACAAGTACACAGTCACTAACGAGCTCTACAAGTCTTATAATCAGAACGTGGTAGGCTCTAGGGTTCCTCTGTCAGACCTCTATGAGGATCTTGAGGAAGTGGTAGACCTGAACGGCTTGAGTCGTCCACTATTTACTTACCTCAAGACTCCAGGAATGAATAACAAGGACATCAACAGTCCTCTAGGGCTGTCTATCTTTGACAATGCTAAGACTACAATGGATTTTCTTAACACAACCTATGATGAGTTCATGTGGGAGGTTAAGATGGGACAGCGTAGGGTAGCAGTTCCTACTCAGATGATTAAGGTTGAATACGATCAAGACGGCGAGAATGTAACGGTTAAGCGTAAGTTTGAATCTGGACGTAATGTCTATGAACAATTTGACTCAGGAGATATGGATAAGGGTATAGGTATCACAGACCTTACAACGCCTATCCGATCAGATGACTATATCAAGGCTATCAATAAGATCCTTGCGATTTTTGAAATGCAGATAGGAGTATCTTCTGGCATGTTCACCTTTGATGGTAAGAGCTTGAAAACAGCTACTGAGGTTGTCAGCGAGAACTCAGACACCTATCAGATGAGAAACAGCATTGTCAGCTTAGTAGAGCAGTCTCTAAAAGAGCTCATTATCTCAATGTTAGAGCTGGGGAAGGCTTACGATCTTTATAAGGGGAGTATCCCTGAAATGGAGAAAATCAGCATCAACCTTGACGACGGAGTTTTTACAGACAGAAACGCTGAGCTGGACTACTGGGTTAAGGTTGTAAATGCTGGCTTTGCCACGGATGTCATGGCCATTGAGAAAGTTTTGAATGTTACGCCTGAAAAAGCTAAGAAAATCAAAGCTGAAATCAGTGGCAATGCTATTGATGAGGCAAGCGAAGAGCGTAGTCCTGATGATGTAGAAGTTTACGGAGAGTGATTAAATGGCTGATGACAAGAAGAAACCAATCAAGCTAAATGATGAGCAGCTAATGCTTGACGCTAGTAACGTTGCAGACATCTATCATCAGCTAACTCTTGAACTCTTTGACCAAGTTATAGACCGTATCAAAAAGCGTGGATCTGCTAGTCTTGATGATAATCCTTATATTTGGCAACTTGAGAAAATGAATGAGATGGGCCTACTCAATGAGGATAATGTCAAGCTCATTTCTGACCGTTCAGGGATTGCTGAAGAACAGCTTAGACATGTCATCCAAAATGAGGGCTACAAAATCTACAAAGACACCAAACAGCAACTTTTAGAGGCAACTGGTGGAGGTAGTTTTGCTGGTAACTCACTCATTCAGACCAATCTAGCTGCTTATGTCAATCAGGCCATGGGAGATATAGACAACCTTATCAATACCACTCTACCAATGAGCGTGAGAAAGGTATATCAGTCTATTGTCCAGGAGAGCGTGGCCAAGGTTGTCACAGGACTCACTACCTCAGACAAGGCTATCTCTGATACGGTCATGAAATGGGCTGAAAAGGGTTTTTATGGCTTTACTGATAGCCAAGGCAAACGCTGGAAAGCTGACACTTATGCTAGACAGGTTATCAAGTCCACAGCTTGGCGTGTCTATCATGAGGTCAGAATGGCTCCAGCTGAGGAATTAGGTATAGATACCTTTTATTATCACAAAAAGGCCACAGCAAGAGAGATGTGCGCTCCTTTGCAACATCAGATAGTAACCACTGGAGTTGCTAGAACTGAAAAAGGGGAGCGTATTTTGGCGCTATCAGACTATGGCTATGGATACGCTTGGGGATGTCAGGGTATTAACTGTACTCATGAGATGACTCCCTACATTCCAGGGGCTAACTACAAGCCTGATTTGCCTGACGAGTTAAGAGACTTGACACCAGAGCAGGCAATAGAAAACGCAAACGCTCAGGCTAAACAGAGAGCCTTAGAGAGGTCTATCAGGAAGTCTAAGGAATTTCTACACATTGCTGAAAAGCTAGGAGATAGTGAGCTGATAGACAAGTATAAGAGCAAGGTTAGGATTCAACAAGGAGCCATGAGAGACTATCTCAAACAACACCCATTTCTACACCGTGATTATGCTAGAGAAAAATACTATGATGACCCTTATACCAAAGCTAAGAAAGAGGTTAAGGTCAGAAAAGAACTTGAAAAGCTGGAAAAACACAGAGCAGAACAACAAGAAATGCGTGAGAAGTTTAATTCAGCTGTTAAAAGTGGTATAATTAAGACAGAAATCAATAACGAGCATTTTGAAAACCACATTAGAGGTACTAATGGATATGAGAAATATCTCCAGAAGAATTTAGAAAAAGGAGCACCTCCACCAAGCTATCTGACAATCTCTAAAGAAGAATGTCAGGCGCTGGTTGATAGATATGCTGGAACAGGACAATTCAAGTATGATCCAAAATCAACCAAAATGCAGGAAATTATCTCACAGAATAAACCTATAGGAACCTATATAGATCCTAGAACTGGTGAAGTCGTCGAGAATACTACTGATTTCCGTATTCATTACAGTAAAACAGGCTCACATATTGTGCCAACTATCAAAGGGAAAGGAGACCGTAAATGAGTAAACAACTTTGGAACTAC